GAGTCATCCATTACATTATTAGTGGTCGACAGTGCCCAGTTAGGGTCTAGCTTTACTAGCTCCCCTTCATAGTAAAAATCAAGCCCACGAAGCCCTATAGGGTTTAGGGCGCTGTGCCCTGATGTGATTATCATATAAACCACGTTGTACGGGGATTTAATTGTAGAGGTTTCTCCTACGCCGCCCGCGAATTCCACGCTTGCCTTGTAATCAGTCATTATTTAACTCTCCTTTTCATCTCTGACCAGTGCCAAGAGTCATCAGTTTTCCAAAAATCATACTGTTTGTTTTTCTTGTCCATCTCGTAAGTGTTGCCACCTACTACCACAAAACAAGAATTGACCGCGAAATTTTCCGCGCTGTCAATCACTGAAAAAGACGCGCTAAAGTCGCTGTCTTCTTCTGTTAGTGTGCAAGTTCCCGCCGTAGTATCTACACAATATGTACGCCCTACAGCTAGATCAATATCAGAATTCACAAACGAGGTACTAGCAACGGCTAAAGGGAGCAATTCAGACTTGTATAAATACCTTGAAAATTGAGGTATAAATACCTCACCCAATGTTGCACCCCTGATAACTAGCGGCACCTCAGACTGAATAAACCCGTAATGCACTACACCTTTTTGCACAGGATATTCCCGCTTCCATGACAAAGTATTGACACCGTGGGTTGCTAAGGGCGCCATTTTTGCTATGAACTCATCTTTACTTACATTTTGTATAGACAATCTTGAGTCAGGCAGCAAGTTACCCACCCGGATGGTAGGGTTTAAGCTTAGATCCGAGGTTTCATCAACATAAATAGACACGCTATCTTCGATGGTTGTCTCACTTTCGGTAATTTCGAAGATGTAACCGTAAGAACGTAAACTGTCCAAGTAAGTGAGCGTATACAACTCTAACCCAAGTGGCTGTGGCACGTCTAGCGTTGCCGTTCGTGCTGTATGTAAAGCATAGGGTGTGCCATGCGATATTATAGCAGTGTTGCCCGTTGTTGATCCAACCGTGGCACCGTCTAGCCCCGGCGCTATATTAATTAGTGTTTGCGTGGGTGTGTCGCTGTTTGCATAGTTAAACCCTTCGCTCCCATCCCATATAGTAAAGCCATTCGATGCAACAGATCCTAGCCCGTCACTCTTTATTACCTCCCAGTCGTCACCGAAGCGCTCATGGACAACCATCGTGTTTCCTACAATGGTAGGGTGCGCTTGTTTTTGCGCTCGCCAGTCCCCCCTAACGGGAACGTCAGGTGTTCCAGTGTTCATTTCAAGGTAAGCCCATCCGTTCACCTCTATTCTATATAGTGGCGCTATGTTATCGCCCTCACCGCCTGCACCGCTTGTTCTAACTAAACTCATTTTTATGTTCCTTCTGGTACTGTGTAGGCCACGTTTTCAGATGGTGTAAACCTTAATTTTTTACCTTTTACGAATAGCTTGTATCTGCCAGTTACGCGCAATACTCTTGTATTGACCCATTGCCCACTCATATCTTCCTCAATAAAAAGAGCGCCTGCGTTCGGGCGATGGAGAAGCAAAGGAATATAGTCGCATATTTCGAGGTAAGTTATAATTTTTTGCTCTGTGTACCGTGGCACTATCTACCCCTTGGCACTGAGTAAGCGCAACCGCCTGACGGCGTAAACCTAACAGTCAGCCCTTTGACATAATACTCGACGCTTTCCGTAGCTGTAAACGTGTCTGTTTCTATCCAGTTTACGCCGTCCCAGACGTGCACATCTAATTGGCCTCCGTTGGCCTGAACAGTTAAAGCTACGCTTTCATGTATCTCCAAGTATGTTATTTCTTGGGTGTCTGTGAATCTAGGCATTATAAACCCCTTTTAAATATGTCTATTATATCACTCTTAATCGTTTAAGTAACGCTCAAAAAAAACCACCGTTTAAGGTGGTTTTTGTAAGCTGTTAAATAGACTGCTTATTTAGATTTTTTTTTAACTTCGGTAACATCTAATGCACCGCCTAGCGCTTTGATTTCGTCTTTGTCTGTGGTGGTGTACTCACCATTAGAATCAAACTTAATCATTTTGCGCTTATAGATAACGGCCTTTAATGGGCTAGACTTAAATAACATAAAACCCCCTTGTTACGCTTGGATGTTATGAATAAAGCCCATGTTAGCTTTAGACTGACGAATCTCCATCATGAAATCACCTAACACGCGCACAGACTCACCATCCTGACCTTGTGATGTTGCGTCTTTAGTTTGCCAGTTGCCACTTGGAGCGCCGTTTGCACCTTCCATTGGGATTACTGAAATATCGGCGCTATTGTACATAGCGATTTCAGTGTCTCTTAGGTTAGTATCAACAACAATATTGTTAACTGAGCCGATCAGAGGCATATCAGTAGGCAATTGAAAAACGCTGCCCTCGTCTGCTGACCAGTCGCTCAAGCGGTTAGCGCTATAGTTAGCTGAAACAATCGCGTGAATATCACGGGCTTTAGCAACAGATACCGCGATGCTATCAGTTGTGCCGCCTTGGTTAACGATAACTTCGTTGAGATTGTTGATCATGGCCTGAGTTAACGCCGCACCCGCTGCATCAGATTTTAAGCCTGCAACTGAACCCGAAGCAATATCATTGTAAAAACGCATACCACCGGTAACCGATACTAAATCGTCACCAGTTCCGTGTGAGAAGCGCTGACCGTTGATCAACATGCGATCCATGCTGATTGCCATTTGACGCATACGCTCAGACACTTGTAATGAAAGATTGTTAGTATCACCATGTTGCAAAGTAGAGAGTGCGCGACGTGACATATTGATCTGCGTGTCGATAGTTTGGAAATAGTTTTCCACTGTTTCAGGTTGCCAGATCTCGTCATCTTCGCCTGTTGAATTCTCAGGTAATGCTTTAGAGTCAAGCACAAGTACCGCCTCATCTGCAATTACACCCGCTGCAACAGCACCGATTGAACGAACAATAGTTACTGATGTGCTAGAGGCTTTTGCACTAACGTAGATAACTTCGCCTGTTGCCGGGACTGTGAACATCATGCCTTTGCGCACGATATCAGAAGCGTCATGCACAAGTGTAGTGTCACCTGATGCCAAAGCACCGTTAACAGTAATAGAGTCAGCACCTTTGTAAGCATCGATCCAAGTACCCTTGTAACCTGAGTTAGGGCGCATTGGAGAACCGATTGACGCAGTAGCTAAGATACCAGTGCGATCACGTCGCGCTACATCAAATGTTGCTAACATGTCGATTTTATTTAAAGCGGCTAATAAGCCTGAGGAAGTAGTCATAAATTTATACCTTTATTAATTTGAATTTAGTTGTGCCGCTACTAAGTCGCGCAGATTACCGCTCGCTTTTGCATCAGCTACTTGTTTGCTTTCTTGTGGCTCTGGCGGTGTATTGTCTCCACCTGTGCCGCCACCGTTTTGATTCTGCTGTCCAATAATAGAGGCTTTGCCGCTGTCAGTTTCAGACCATGCTTTTATATACTCGCTTTGCGTTTGTTCGCCGATCATGGCTTTGCCATCATCAACTTTTGACTGACTTGTAATTAATGCCATCACTGAATCCATATGTAATGGGTTAACATTTAAATCAGTCAGTTGCTTACGTGCGCCGTCGGTAATTAATCGACCTCGCTCGCTTTTTTCAAACCCTGCTATTTGTTCACCAAGCTTTAACAGTTCCGCTTTATGTGCCGATGCTGTTAGCTCTTTAGCTTCTTGATAGCTCGCTGCGTCCTCAGTGGCTTTTAGCTCTGAGTTAGATTTAAACGCTCGTAAGCCCTCTAACTCTGCCGTCGTTGCTGCGTTGCCATCTTTGTTAGCTACTATTTTACCTTCTAGCTCTGTTTTCTTATCTATCAACCCTTGCGCCAGTGCGTTAATCTGATCAACTGCATCTGGTGCGCTTAAATCAATTTTATCTAGTCCGTTTAACATGTTAAACCCTTTAGGTTATTTTTTAGTGCTTTGCACCGATTAATGATCAAAATGACCACCGCTACAGTGTATTTTAACATAACTTAAATTAAATACAAAATAAGCTTGCTTTTGCAAATCACGCGCTGGTCTAGCTAGGAATATCATGGAGCTAAGACAAAAAATATACCAATATCGAAAATACTAGGCGAGCCATTTTTATTGACAACCTTGGCTAAACCTCGTTTAATTCTGCCCTGTATATATGCGCTAGTCATTTCTGTACTCTATTTCTGGCAATAGCATTTCTATAGTTGCGGTTGCCACCTCACCACGGCGAGCTGTTAGCAATAAGTTTATCTCCCCTTCTACCCTAGCGCCATCGACCTCCATAAACATATTTTTACCGTTTATTGGTTCGCCCGGCTTGCCTAGTATCACTATTTTAGTTGCCATAATTATTAACCTAAAAATCCAAAGTTATTTTCGTTAAGTTGTAATTTACTTAATTATAACATATACAATTAATTTTAAAAGTTAGCTTGACTTTGTACACTCAAGCGTACTACACTTATCTCGAATCAAACAACATCAACAACTAAAGAGAGAAAATAAAAATGAAGAACACTAACGGCGCAGCGTTTAGAAAACGGCTAGCGCAACACCTAGATGAATGCGAAGCTAGCTGTGAGCCTCTGCGCGTTACAACACTTAAACGCGAAAGAGGCGAGGATCAATATCAACGAATGATCGTCATTAGCGAAGAACAATATACAATGATGATCAATCAAATTATTGAAGGTAACAAGCTTAGTTAAATATTAAACGCCTACATCTGTAAAAAGTTGTGGGTCTTTTTTTCTCATCTGCTCAATTGTCAATGGTCTAAACTTCTGATCGGTGGTTAAGTTTCTGAATTCCTCAGGGGTTATCCTACCACTTCTCAATAGTGCCGCCCTTGTCGTGCCAATGGTTTCATTTTGAAAACTTGCAGACTGTTTTTTTAACCATGTATAGTAGCTCTCACTTGCTCTTACCTGTTTACCACCCGACGATCCGCTTGATGCTCTTTTCACTGAACTATCGTCTAGTTGATAACGCTTATCAAGTACAGGCGCGGTTGTGCTTCTACAGTTAGGATGTCTTGGCGGTCTGGGTTTGTAGCCTTTATCCCTGTTATAAAAAACCTGTCCATCTAACGGCCTACACAGTGAGCTTGTTCTACCATCAAGTACCGACACCCACTCATAACCCGTCACTATGTCGCTATTGTCTTCTAATACTTGGTGACGTGCTACCGTGTTAATGTGGTTGATGCTTGTACGTACAATTGTACGCATCTCAGCCCTAACATTTTTATCAATTAACTTGCCTTTACCCGTAATGCGTTGCGCTATCTGGTTTGTAGTGTCCCCATAGATAACGCCGTTAGTAATCGCGTTTGATACCCGTTTAATATGTTTCTCTGACCAGTCGCGTGTAAATGGTTTAAGTAATGTGTTGCCGTCACTGTCGGGAAATATTAAAGGGTTGGTTGTTGCTGCCGCCCATACTAAACTGGTAGCGGGCGCTGATAATTCCACACTACCACTTAAAACCACACTATTTAGACTGTCTATTTCAAACCCTACTTCGTGTTCATTAAATAGCTCTAGCTGCTCAAGTAGTTCTGTTGAAAATTCGCCGTAAATGTCGCGCTGTGTTTTCTCAATGCGTTTAAGTATCCGCGCAAACTTGCGGCTACGGGTTACGGTTGTATCAATCTGCGCTATCTCAGCGTTGATCGCCTTTTTCAGCTTTGCAAGGAAGGGTTCCATCTCTTTGGACAGTCCCCCGGCATAGCGCTGCAAATAGACAGCGTGTTTAGCTTCGTTTTCAACGCTCTTATCTAGTGCGGGCATTATTCATCACCCACGTCTAAGCCTTGCTCTTCATTATCAATGTTTTTGTTCATTTCGTTTAAATCTCTGTCAGCCCGTATTATTTCGCCTTGCTTAAGATTGTGCTGTGCCTCTTCTTTGTCGATTAATCCGCGCTCGTATATATCGCCGATTGATGTGATCATCTGGTAATCTAATCTTGTTGGGTCGTAATCAGTATTCAATGAATAGCTAGCTTCTCCGCTTACTTTCCAGATCTCCGCAATATCTTGCAATGTTTGCGTAATCATCTTACTAACTGTGTTAGCTAGATCTATTGTGGTTGAATTACTTGAGACCTTATCTAGTCGCTTGGCTTCCCCTGACTCAGCCGCGGATGAATCTTTTAACATGTCCGCGCCAAGGTTTGAAAGTCTGTTTTCAGTGTCTTTAAGTGCTATTCTGTGACCATCTGAATTGCCATCTGGTTGCAGTACACCAAAGCTTGCACCCGTTGCACCGTCCCATTTTGTACCGGGGCCTATAGTGCAATTAGCTGAATCGCCATTCTCTACGCCTGTTTCATACCAAACCACAAAACTAGATTCGTGTAACTTGTTGCCATAGTCGGCGTACAGGTTGTAATGTTCCATGTTTGCATCAACAAGGTCGTCTATAATGGATTTGCCGTTGTGCCCTGTCTCAGCTAGTCGCACAGGGATTCTGTCTAATGTGCTGCCGTTCAGAAGTACAGGTGACATAGGCGTAACAATGTTGTTGTCTTTGTCTCGTAGTTCTTGCTGATATACACCATCTATTAATGCTAGATGCCTGTATTGATTCTCTATCTTAATTTCGAACCCGTCACGCTTCGTTACTGGTTCTTTTAGCACTAGCATTGTAAGCTGTTTTTTGTTTTTGATTACTTCGTAGTGCCAGTTAATAATTGAAATCTGCGGGTAGTGAGCGATCTTAGGTCTAATGTTGTTTTTTTCATCGTCTAACCGAGAGTTGCCGCCGTTTGTTTCTGGTGCTGTAATTAATAATAACTGACGTATAGACGGAAAAGCCTCGCTAACACACGAATCCGCGAGCGCATCCAAGGGCGTTCCTGATCCGTCAGCGTCTTCTAGTAGAAATTCTAGCGAGCTTGGCAATTCATAAGTAGCAGGCTTTGACTTGATCAACCCTTTTAAGCCTGTGACCGTCTGCCCTGTAAAGCCGATAAAAGTAGCGTTGGACAAATACTTTTCATAGTCTGCTTTACCTTTCGGTGTTAGCTCGCTGCCGTAGTCCGTACTTGTGCGCCCTGTGTCTTCGTC